CTCTTACCCTGTAGGTCAATAGACGATGCCATGCGTTCTTCTATGACTGCCTCCCATAGTGCTACCACTAATTCGTCAGTGGTTGGATATTCTGCTTTGCGGTTTCTGGCGTATTCTTGTGAGTCGTATTCTGCTTGAGCAGACTCAATCTCAGACTCTGTTGGTTGAGGAGATTCGCTATTCCAAAATGTAATAAATGGCCCGTTTGCTCCATTCTTTAGAGAAAAATCTATTTCCGGCCTGAAGCCAAGTTGTATTAATCCGTTATAAGTAATCATAGCAATCTAAATGCTCCAAAAAAGACTCTGGTTGTCTCGCCAGATAAACTATAAGTGCCAGAGGCCGCGTTTATTTTGCCCCACAACTCAAGATAATCGGTACTCCCATTCATATCAATGATTCCGGCTACAAACCTGTACTCCACATCTGCTGATGAAGACCCGGAACGGAATTCTTCACGACTGGTTAATACCTCAGAACCATTTTTATAAATACTCACTCCAGTCGATGTTAAGTTGCCACTGTTGGCACTCCCGCAAACTTGCCCATATACATAATATTTTCCGGTTGTTGTGGGTGTGAATCTTTCTGTTGTAAGATCAAAGTCGCTGTCAGTGTCAAAAGTTTCTGTATCGAAAGGAACTTTAGTCCAAGTTCCCGCTGACCATGAATTTGTGTAACTAGAATAGTTAGCATGGAATGCTGGCGTATTATTTCCACCAGCCGCCGCCCAACTCTGATCCCCCCTCAAGAATGTCGTAGCGTCTGCTGTTCCAGAACCTAAACGTGCAGTACCTAAAGTTCCTGTAGAGATATTAGAGGCGTCAGTCGTGTCAGTCGTGGCTGATGTCGCAAGACCGCTGATCTTTGAGGTTGCAATCGCCGCTGAAGCATTAACGTCTGCATTAACGATATCAAGAGAGGCTAGTTTGGTTTTGGCTATTGCGGCTGAATCATCTATATGGACATTCTTAACAACGCCATCAGCCGGGACTATGCCTACTCCAATATCTTGAATACCGATTACTTCTAATTTGTCGGTAGATACGAGGGCGGAAGTTAGGGTCAGAACAGCCCCAGAAACAGAGTAAGCATCTTCGTGCTGTTTGATACCATTTATGGTAACAATGATGCTTTGTTCGTTTGTGGGAACCCACGTTAAGGTATGAGTAGCAGACGTTGAGCCTGTTGCATCAAACCTCTTTATGTTCGTCGCCCTTTGCTCGTATTTACCTAAGTAACTCATGTGATTTCAAGAACTGAAAGAAATGCCTCGAGATCGCTTGCAGCTGACGCGGTGATGGTCACCTTGTCGCCGGTCTCGAGGTTGAGGGGCTTATCCAGAACTAACGTAGAGTCGGCCGGCACTGGTAGGGTCTTCCCGACGTGGTAATAAGTAGTCGCGGAAGAGTCGTAGACCTCGATGGTCGCGTCTACTGAGCTCGTGCCATCGATGTTGGATAGATAGACTGCGTGTATGACACTGGCAGTCGCAGCTGGCGCGGTGTAAACGTCAGTCCGACTCGTGCCAATTGCAGCGGCAGCGTTTTTAAAGGTATTTGCCATTTAGCCTCCCAGGGCGATCGCGAGCGCAACCGCTGCACCAGACGCCTCTTTACTGTCGAGCTGCGTCTGTATCGCACTGGTGACGCCATCAACATAATTAAGTTCGGTGTGTGTCGGCGTCACGGCACCGGCTACGTTAGCGAAGGTGCCAGTGATTGCCGTCTTGACGCCGCGCAGGTGTTGGTCGCCTTCTGACTTCACGTCCGTGCCAAGCGGCCAGGACGTGTTCAGATCGCTTATGTTTGAGTAGCTCGCTTCAACGCCCATGATTAGGCACTCGCAGATGTCAGCGTGACTGTGACCTCGAGCGTGTCGCCTGAGATCACTGAACGTGAGGTCGTGAAATCGACCACACCGTAAAGCGTTCCCGACGTGCCGGATTTCGTGCTGTCCGTGTTTAAAAAAGCACCAGCGACAGTTGCAGTGCCATTGATTGAGAATGTTTCAACGCTCGCACTGTTATCGACTGATTGCGATGAGACCGTACCCAGCGTGAGCGTTGGTCGCACAGATTGTGAGTAGTCGGTGATTTCGCTCCAGGATGAGTGCGATGACATTGTGTCAGCCGCGACTGCGGTGCCAGCGCCCTTGAGGCCAACATACCAGGCTGCAGTGTAGCTGCTGCCCTTTAGGTACTTGTCCAGGATGTCATCCAGGCCGGCGTTGGTGACTAGGTTGTCGTTGACCTCGCGCCACTTCTCTCGGCCTTTGGCATCCTTGCAGATAACCGTCCAGGTATTCTCGAGTTTTAATTCCAAAGTTTTATCCTCTTTCATGTTGATTCCGCCCGTGGCTACGAGGGATACTGAATTGTCCATGTCGTTGTTGATTCCGTTTGATCCGTCCAGGTGTCGCTAGACTCAGTCTGATCCGTCCAGGTGTCCGTGCCTTCGCTTGATGTAGTCCACAAAAACGCAGAGATGCCTGAATAGCCCATGTTCGCTGCGATCGTTGCGGAGTTGGGCAAGGTCGCAACTACTGTGGCTGCGCTATCCTGGGAAACACCCATTGAGATCGACGCAGCAGCAGTAAGTGCATTGCTTAATGTGTTGCCGACTGAAACTGCGATGGTCGCAGTACCTGGCGCAGTCAGTGCTGCGGTCTCCGATTGCGACTGCTGAACCGCAAACGATACGCTAGCTGGAAAGGTTGCAGTAGAGCTGTGTGTCCCACTGAGTTGCGCAGCAAACGTACTAGAACCTGATAACGTCACCGACACTAAGTCGGTCATGCCACCAGAGATAGCAAGGGCAGCTGCGCCAGCTATTGCCGCCGCGTCCCAGGTCGTACCGTCCGAATCCCAGGACAGAGAATCTCCGTCCCAATACGTGCTCACGGATTACCGCTCGTGGTCGTAATGCGAAGCACTGACCCCGAGTAGCGATCGCGATCGTCTGCCAGCTGCAACCGTTCGATGGCTTCTTTGTAGAACGCTTGCCACACCTGCAGGTTTTCGGTGTCCTGGAGATAAGGCGCCGCTTCGAGAAGTGACCCGTAAAGGTAAATGTCCGGCGCGTTAGTGAGTAGCCAGTTAGTCGCGGTGCTGCTCGATAGCGCGTCGAATTTTTTGTAGTACGCCATCTCGATCGTCATCACCGAATCGGGCGCCGGCCCCAGGAAGAGCTCGTCACCGATAAGCGTATACGTCTTCGGGGTACCGCTGGTGCTGCCGCCCCATAACCGGTCCATCATTTCAGGAGACAAATACTCGAGCGACGTGATCGGATCGGTGTTGATCTGGATGTTCCGCATCTCGAGGTAACCGGTCGGCAAGCCGAGAGTGCGGTCGCTCGCTGTCGTCGATGCGGTAGACCTGGTCTCCATCGCACGTATCTTGAGCTCACGCGAAAACCTGGCCTCGGCCAGCTTGATGAAGCTCGGGATTTGAGACGTGAGATCGGACCGGTCGAGCCAGTTCGCGATGTCGGCCTTTAGCTCGGTGAACGAGGATAAGGCCACTATCTGCTGAGCTCCGTCACGTACAAGTAACCGGTGCCGGATGCCATGATGCCAGCGACCTTTTCACCGTTATTGATTTTCAAGAAAATCGGATTGACGTTTGCCGGCACGTACATGCTGGTCGTTGTGGCAGTCGGCGAGGCAGCGATTTCAATAAAGCAGTTCGAGTCTGCTGTCACCATGATGCCCCAGACTGAACCGGTATCGGTTCCGCCGACGCCATCACTCATCGCCGCACTGGTCGTGCTTAGAGATACCCGATGGGTTTTTACTGGTCTGTACATTTAAATGTCCATTGGTGAAGTTCGGAAGTACTTAAACTCTGGCGAGTTCAAATATTTCGCGAGGAGTTTTTTGTCTTTCTTGATGGCGCCGCCCGTCTCCAGGCACCACTGATCCCAGACGTTCTGCGGGATCGATGCCGCCAGGTGCCACTCACCCATCTTGCCCTGAGTACGTTTGTCACCGTACTCGTTAAAGATGCGTTTGTTGGCTTCAATTACAGGCTCAACGTCCTGGACCGTGTTCAGCGTGATCGTGCCGTCAGGCTCGTCATGCCAATAGGTTTTGGTCGAAGGCGTCTGATCAAAAAAACGAGTTCTTGCCATGAAAAAATTCCAAAAAAAAGCGCCCCCGAAGGGGCGCTTTTCGTGGTTACAGCGTGGTTACGAAGATGAGAGGTCCGCGAGGAATCCGCTGGACTTTTCGTTCTTCGACTTGAGACCCCACTCGACAACGATGTGGCGTTTCTCAGAGTCGCCAGTTTTCGCAAGGGTTTCTTGCTTGAACGGACGCAGGTAAGAGATACACCAGTAATCGAAGTCCATGAACCAGGCATCGCGAGCGCGAGAGAATCGGTCGGTTATAACTCGTACGCTTCCAAAATCGGAAACGTAAATATCGACCGCTGCAGTCACCGTTGCTGGTTTACCACCAGCGTCACCACGCAACGGAGCTACGCTCTGCGTGAGAGCAGAGATTGCCTGTTTGTTGAAAGCACCGACGACGAGCGTGTCGGGCGAACCACCATTGTCAAAGCACTCACGCAAGACCTGCTTGATGCCGGCCTCAGTGATCGCGTTTGCGGTCGAGGCGTTGGTTGCGGTGTCAGAACCGTTACCGGTACTTGCCGCACCCGACGTCGCGCCGGTGCCGAGAGTGTGATAGTTGCTTGCAACCCATGCCGGAAGACCAGCGGAGACACGAGCGGTGCCGGATGCGCCAGCGTTGTACGCCACGTTGTCCGTGATCATTTTTTCCATGTCGCGTTTCAATTCCTGAGCGCGACGTGACATGTGATAGGCAAGCTCGCCTTTGTTTGCTTTACCAGCAAAGTCCACCGCTTGAGAGGTTCCACTCACCTGCACTACTTTCTTCGCTATGGAAGTGTAGTTATTCAGGCGAGTCGTCTCTGTCACTGCGGTCGCGGTCGAATCGTCTCCCTCTAGGTTCGTATTCGTGGCCGCAGCGGCGAGCGAATCAGTTTGCCACTCAAACTTCGTGTGATCACACGATTCCTTGCCCATATTTGAAAGCATTGGGGTATCTGTCGGTGAGATGTCATAAATGACACCCGACAAATCTTCCCGCATGCCTATCGCGCTATGAGTCATGCGCGTATTGCTTGGAACTGCCATGAGATGTTTTTCCTATAAAAAGTCTTCCAACGCACGAGCTGCGTCTCTGACGTGGCCCGTTTGTTTTAGACGGTTTCTGTTTTGTTGCACACGGTCCCGCGCTGCTTTGGCCTTTGTCGTTCCCTTTCCGCCACGAACAACTTTAGGCTTGTTCTTCAGCTTTTTAGCTTTAGGATCAGCCTTGCGTAGTCGGTCGTACATCATGGCCTTGTGAGCCACGATAAAAGATCGGTGATCGATTAAGCTGTCGATCTCGTCAGGCACATAACCCTGGTCCGATAAGTAGGACCGCAATTCGCCGGCGAGCGTGGTTTGCTTTTCAGGTTCTCCCCAATCGGGAAGCTTCTGGACCAGCTGCTCATGCTCGTAAGCCATTTGCTGCTGCAATTGTTCCTGGTGTTGCTGCTGTTGAAGCTGCGCAGTTCTGTGCTGCTGTTGCTGCAGCTGCGCGACTTTGTCTTTAGCGTCCTGAAACTCTTGCTTCTTGGTTATGTACTCGAGCGGGTCTTCAGCTTTCAAACGGTCCCAATCAATATTGAATTGATCGAGGTTTGAGTTTTCAATGACCTGCGTGAGCGATTCCATGTACTGCTGACGCTCTGCCTGAATCTGTTGGATTTCGGCCTCGTGCTGTTGCTTGAGGGTATCGATTTCCCTTCGTTGTTCAGAAAGTGCTTGGGCTTTCTTGGTGTAATCCGACTGCCGTGAATAGCCCTTTATGAGTTCATCGATGGAGACTTCGAGCTCGTCTTCGCCGACCTTTACGGCATAGACGGCATCGTCGTCTTCTTCTTCACTCGCTGACTCTTCCTCGAGCTCATCGTCCTCGGTGTCCTCTTCTTCAGGATCGTTTTCGATTAACTCTTCGGTTTCGTCTTCAGAATCCGCCTCGGAATCTTCGTCTGGAATTTCATCCGTGGACTCTAATTCTTCGGTCGGTTCGGCTTCCGCCTGGGGTTCCGGGTTTTCTTGCGAGTCCAGAAGGCCCATGAAAGCCTGTTGTGCCTGTTGAATAGAACCAGGCTCAGCTGCATCCTGGACGGGTGCTTCTTGCGTGTCCGCCATTGTGTTACTCCTTGAAAAACGCCGCCCGAAGGCGGCACCCCACATCCTTGTGGGCTAGTTTCGATTTAGCTCAGTTGTACCGAGCTTCCCGTTTTTCCGACTTCGAAAATTCTCCGGTCGTAACAACAGACTCGAAGTAAGTGCGCAGTCGGGAAAGCAGTTTCAAACTGATGTAAGCTGTCTCCCTGGCAGTTACATCAGTGTTATCAGAGTGTTCCCACGCTGATAAGATTTCCTGACGAATCGACTCAAACGCCTCGTCGATCATGTAATCCTCGAGGAGCGTCTTTGCATGCTCCCCGCGTTGTTCTTCGTTACTCATTATTTGCGATAACCGGAGCGATCTGTCCACTTCGGTTTGTTACGCTTACCTTTAGCAAGCTGTCTCCCCATATCCAAAAATATCTGGAGCTCTCTGTCGCTGATTGATCCCTTTGTCTTTCGAGCAAGCTCAGCAGCTCGCATCCCTGCTTCGGTATACGGAAATTCTTTCCCTTTCACTTTCGGCATCATGTGTCTCCGATTGCTACGGGCCGCGCCTGTTCAGATTCGAGTTTCAGCTCAGCGGCCTTGAGCTGCATCTCTTGTTGACCTTGTGCTGCCTCGAGCTGCAGCTTCTGCTGTTTGATCTGCGTCTCAGCGATCTTGACCTCGAGCTCACCCTGCTTAAGCTGTAGCTCGGCTTGTGCCATCTGCTCTTCAGGCGAAGGCTGACCCTGCTGCTGCGGTTGCTGGCTCGGGTCCGTCAGGAAAGAATCGACGTCCTTGAATCCCATGTTCTTAACAAGCTCGGCGCCCAGGTTGTACAGGTTCTGCTCGTTGACGATCGACAGACCACCGGACATCGCTTGCGACGCGAACTGCATGAGGTTAGACAGATGCATCAGCTGCTGATCCCGGTTGCCATGTCCCAGGCCGACCGCGACCACGCAATCCATCTTTTCGCGCCAATGATCTGGGCGCACCGGAATCCACTGGTTGCGGAGCTGAATAACGCGCTCCTTGTCCTGGTGCTTTTGTACCAGCTCGTAGACCGCATGCATTAAGTCCTTTACGCCGGTCTCTGCAAATTGACGTGCGATGAGCTCGACACGTTGTGCAGCTGCCGTCATCACCTGCGCGACCTGAGTCGCGGACGTATGGGACGTTAAGGCGTTTTCATCGAGACCCTGGCTCATACGCGACGAGCCGCTGCGCTCCTCTCGTATCTGGTCCATGTACTGCAGCATGTCGAAGACGTAAGGCTGCAGCGGGGGCGTCGGTAATGGTGTGACCGCACCAGGAGCTCGAGTGCGTACTATGCCGCCTGGGCGAGATGTGACGAGGTCATCGAGATTCACTTGACCTTCGACTGCCATCATGCGGCCGCTGTTCTGCAGGTAGGCTGAATCGAGCAGGTTACGCATCAGCGTTGTTTTGACGAGCTGTATGTCGCCGACCTGGTCGGCAACCGACATGCCAAACAAGCGATGCGGAATTTTGATCGGCGTAATACTGCAGAACGGGAAACGATCGACCGGCTCGTTTTCGAGTATCTGATCTCCGACACTTAAGATACGACGACGCTCGGCGATACCGTCACCGTCATAGTCGGTTCTTAAGTAACTCTCATAAAGCCAGAAGTCTTTTAGAGAATCCTCGGAGTGACCGTCGAATCCATAGGGAGAGCTGTTATCAAACTCATAACGGCTGTTTCGTTCAGCACTAAAGGCAGCAATATCACCGCTGGCATTACCCAGACGCTCGGGGTCCACGTCGTAACCCATTTCGCGCATCTCTGAAAGCGTGCGGCGGACGCGGTGACAGACAAACCTGGCGTCACTGATGCTCTTGGCTTCGCGGTCGATGAGGAATTCGTCGGGTGGTACGTTTTCAATTTTGACCCTGCCCTTTTTCGTGTTGCGCGTGATGGCGACGTCGTGAGTCAGCTGGGGCAGCTGCTGCATGCCGGTCATCTCATCAAGAATCGGCTCACCTTCTTTTTCGGTGTGCTCCAGGACTTCGACCTCTTCATCTGCGAGCAGTGCCTCGAGCTCCAGGTCATCGAGGTCGTGATACTCCTCACGATCGACGTAGTCGGTTTCGTCCCACCAGACTTTGACGACGCCGAGCTTTTGTAGCAGCGCGTCGGTAATCCAGGACGTAAAGATGTCGAACCAGTTATTGTCCCGAGTGAGAATGAAATTCACATAGGCCGTTGCCTGTTCCGCGTAGGGAATATCCTCTGGACCTTCAGGATGAAACTTAACGATCTGATCAGAGCTCGCAAAGACGCGAACCAGCGAAGGCTTGATCCACTCGATCACATCCTGAGTGTCAGTGGTACAGACCTGGCTGCGACCTTCGATTTCGTTGCCGTAAGGTAAACCCCAGTAGCGGTCCATCGCCTCGCGACGTTGATCAGACAGTTCGTCGTCGTTACCGAGCGCGACGTTTACCTCTTGTCCGATTCTCGCTAACAGTTCTTCGTCGGTAGGTTGTGACATTTAAATTCCCATAAAAAAACCGGGCCTAAAGCCCGGTTCTCGGTGACCTATTTTCCTAACTCTGTTCTGGCTCAGAAGTTCCGAAACGCAACTCGTACAGGAGGGTCGCCACTAGCGTCGTTGGAAGCACTCCTGTCTTAATTAGTTTTTCGAGACCCTTCAAACCCCCACGCGCCAAGGCTTCGCGCATTTTCTGAATGTCTTTATTGACAGTCAGTCCGTGCTTCGGCGCAAAGCGGGTTTCGAGTGCGTTGATTTTGGCAGCGATCTCAGGGACGACGTCATCATAAGCCGCGCGTAGGCTGGGTCGTCCGCTGATGTTAGCAGACTGTGTGAAAGTCTCTCCGTATCTTTCGGTAGCCCAGTTGTTCTCTTTGTAGCCTGTGGTTGCTTGGGCATACTTGATTTCGGCAGTTTCGCCGACCTCTTTTAGAAATGAGTCTGTTATTTTACTCGCGTCGTCTGCAAATTTCGACCCTACATAGCGCCCTTTTTTATCTTTTTTTGCATGCCTTGGAGGACCGAAGTAGAGAATGTTAAATCCTCTGTCATTCGGCGACGGCATTGCCTCATACCCCCATACCTTGTCCATCTTCTTATAGAGATTTGTTAACTCATCGTCAGTCAGTGCTCTCCCCATATCAACACTTACCGCAGTAACTCTTGGTAATGTCGTCTTGTCACTCGCCATGACGTAATTCCACCCGTATGCATTTTGGGCAGAAAGTTGTGAGTAGGCGCTTTCGGCGGCGTTGACCAGAGTCCTGGTGGCTGGGTCCATTGTTGTCATCTTGCCGTACTTCCGATCTATCTTCTTACGCCCAGATAAGAACGGCACATGATAGGCGGGATTCATTTCGACCTCACCCGCTGGGTTGACATAAAACCCCCTAGCAAGAAACGGGTCTTCAGGCGTCAACAAATGAAACGCCCGTGCGATCTGGTCTTTGCCGGTCTTGGGATCAATCAAGATACTCATCATCTCGTCATGGTAATCCCGCCTCGCCGCTGGATTTGACAGAAGCTCCTGTAGGTGGCCGGTCGTTGATCCCGGCATAGTCTCCCGCGTCAGCAGACCGCGATACTTCGGCTCAAAAGTAGCGTAGTTGTATCCCTCCTCTCCAGGTTGAATGTATCCAGTACGCAGTTGCTCACCAGACCATGACGATGCCTGAGTTTTTAGGTTATCCCAATCATCATAGCCGCCAAGTTTCTCCTCGTTTAACTTCGGGGTTATCCGGTCGTTGGTTACGGTCGTCATAAACTCATGCTGAGTAGGACTGAACCCAGACGACCACGGATTACCCTCTGGGTCTGTGTACCCCATCGCCCTCCCCTGCCAAATATCGTTTACGGGGCGATCAGACAAGCCTGGTTCCCAGGCCACCTGAAGATTTTGTGAATAAGGCCCACGCTTTGGCCCTAAATCGGGATTTTCCCCCCGATAAATAGCCTGAACAGTCGGCCGCTGTGTAGCGGGGAACCCACCAGCAGTAATCTTGTTTCCCAACGCAGCCTCGTAATGAGCCTTTATAGCGTGCCCCAGGTTCGGATCAACACCCATTCGTTGTGAATAGACGGCCGAACTCCTCGCCAGCTTTGTCGCTTCCGGAACATTACCCCCGGTTGCCGCCAGGAAGAAGTTACTACTGTCATCGTAAAAGTAACGACCCTCTATCCCAAGTTGGACAAGTTGCTTGTAGTCCTCCAGCATTGCACCGAGCTTTTGTGGACTGTCTAAACCTCTAGGACCACCAACGTACTGACCTTTGCTCTCTCCAGACTTTACTCGCTTGAGTTTACTTAACTTGCCGGCCTTGGTTGTCGCCCCGAGGGGGATCAGACCAGTCGCCGCCATCGCAGCCATCTCCGCCTGACCCTCACTGAGGTCAGCCTCTAGCTGGAGTTGTTCAGAGATGGGGTCCTCTACCAGCGCCCGCAGGAGCCCTGCCGGCACAGCAGAACCAATACCCAATAGACCGGCTATGTTCCGTCCGACAGTTCGTGCGGAGTCATAAAACGCTGGCTTTGGAACCTTCGATTGATACATTACAGAGCGTTGCGGAGCAGCGCCCAGCATCTCGGCACTCGCCGCGATGTTCTCCATCGTCCTCGGACCAATGTTCTTAAACCGCTGGAGTAGGTTCTCCCAGAGCGACTTGGACGGAGCCAAGAACGGTCCTAGACGTTGCGCTAGAAGCGGATCAGCCACTACACCACCCCTAAGTACGGGTACTGAATCTCACCTTTCCAGGGGGAGTCGCCTTCAGGCACTGCGTACCGCAGCGACATCACCGCGTAACGGCATGCGCTGAGCAGGTCGTCCTTAAGCGGTTGAATTTTCCCGTCCTTCCGGTGATACATGCGTAACTCTTCAAAAAAATCTGCTTGTGTTGAAAACACCTTAAAGCGGTCTGACTGCATTCGCTGCAGCATGTCCATCACACCGACCTCGATGCTGTTGCCGCCTTTCTTCTCGCCGGTCGCCGGTGGATTCGTAAAGTGCTCTGCGAGCAGGTTCACACCATGCACCCGGTATTGCTCAGCGAGACCAGGGTTACCCATTGAATCGCGACGGTTGCCGTCATGCGGCCATGCACACGGCACCCAGTTCGGGCGCGTGTTGATCGCAGACGCATGCTGTTCCGGTGTCCGTTGCGACTCGCGGTACGTGTCGTAGACGTAGACGATGTCGTCCTCTTCGTCCCAGGCGACTGCACAGTAAGCAGTCGGATGCTGCCATCCGAAGTCCAGGCCGGCTATACGTAGGAAGTGTTCCGGTATGACGAACGGTTCGCAGATCAGCTTGTCTTCAGGTACGGGGAACACCAGGCCCGAGCCCAGGCTCGGTCTCCCGTACTTGCGCATCTCTCGTTCCATCGGCGGATACGCCTCGAGAATTTGCGACATTGCTGCTTCGGTCAGGTGTCCTGGGTTCTTCTTCAGGGTCGACTGCACTTCTTCGCTGGCGTCGTCCCAGCTGCCGTGGCAAAGCGCCTGACCTGGGCGCAGGTTCGTGAAGAACTGCGCTGTGGTTTCTGACATACCCGATTCGGGCGTATATGTCATGAAGACCGTTCCCTTGCGGTCGAGTGTTCTGGTTACCGCCTGGGTGTAGATTTCTCGTGGGGGTTCCTCGTCGAGCCATATCAGATCACAGCTGCGACCCATCCAGATTTCGTTACCGGTGAGATACGCCTTAAAGTACAGATAACTCGTGCCACCGGAAACGTGACGGATGATCGCCATTGCGACCGCATTCGGTACCCCTGGTTTTCTCTGAGTTTCAACAATGCAGCTCTTCGGGATCATTCCCGTACCGAGCGCGTTCGGGTCTCCTGGTGTTCCCAGGAGCTCTGCCTGGACGATGTCCCGCACCGTTTCCGTCGAGACGCCGCCACACCAGACTGTTACGGGTCCGTCGAAGCGGACCCCTGAATACCATTCTGGGTAGCGGCCGGTAGCTGCTGCGGCGGCAATAAATGCCCCCGTTCGGGTCTTGCCGACACGGTTGCCGGCACACAGTACCGCTTGAGATGATTCGGCCGTTGCTTCGATGAACTGCTTTTGGAACGGGTACGGATCGTAGAGCTCGATCTGGTTAAACTTTTCCCGTTCCTGGATCGTCCTGATCAGTTCGATTTCACGAGCGATGTCCTCCGGAGACATCCGCTCGACTGCAAGCGCCATTGCGGTTAGTTCACAAATTCGCTTTTGTTCGGCTCGTCAAAGTGAGCTTCGACAGTGGCAGTGCCTTCAGCTCGCAGCTCCTCCAGCTCTGTGCGGAGTTCGTCGGTGGATTTTTCCACCGTAACGGTTTCGACCTTTTCCGTGGGCTTAAGACCGGCGCGGTCCAGGATGTCCCTGGTAGCCTGAAACCTCACTTGTTCCGACTCGCTTTGCAAAGCAAGGCTTTTGAGCTGATGCAAGGCTTCAGGCACCAGGTTCTTGATCGCGGCTCGAGTCCGTTTGTCGATCTCCGCCTGGTAGCGGTTCTTGAGCTCGTAGCCTCGACGGCTGGCGCCATTCTCGCTGTAGCCAGCCTTGATCGCGCTCTGGGTAGCGTTACCAGTCGCGACGTAGACTTCGATAAACTTTTCTTGCTGGGGCGTTAGGACAAGTTTCATTGTTTTCTCATAAGGTCATCTAATTCGGAATTTCCGTTTATCTTTCTGAATTTCCCCAAATTCAGTTTTGGACCAAATTTCCCCCCCCTAATTTGCAGAGACAATATCGTTTACGTTTGCAAAAAAATAAAAGGGGGTGGGGGGGGCGCCCAGAATCCGCCGATTTTCAGCGCATTTGTGGGACTTCGGCCCATTCCAGGGCAGCTGGGTCTTGGGTAAGGTACCCGATCAACGCTAAGTCGTTGTTTTTATTACGCTATTGTCCTGAATGTACACCAAATTCGAGCTCGATGTGTACCAAACGTCGATTTTGTGGGACTCTGGCCCAAATCCTGGACATCAGGAGCGTGAGAGAGTGGGGGCAGACTACATTGATCTAAGACGTCAGCTGTCGCCAATGTTACCTTTGTACAGATAACTTCTAGGTGCTGTCAAACCATTCAGCAGCTTCGTTCCAACGATTGACCGCATGCCTGATCTCGTAGTCGTAAGAATCGATCGTGGACTCAGCGATTCGGAACTTATCCTCGTGCTTCTTCTTCCACCATGGAATACCCAACGCGAAAGCTTTCTGGCCTGGCGTCAACAACGTATCGTCACGAACGCAACGTAACGCGAGCTCAGCAATCTGTATGTCAATGTCACGAACCACACCAGCCTCGACGTCACTCTTATCGCGCACCGTCAGCGCGATGTGACGCACGAGCTGAGCCCAGACCTGACGCTGCAGTCCGTAAATGAATCGAGCATACAGCGCGACCTCATGCTCAACACCAGCCAGGACGTCACTGACTTCGGCGAGTGTGATGTCTGGAGTGCCGCCGGTTCCACGTTGAACCTTCGCGGCCTTCGCACTCAACAGCTTGAAGTGCTCAAGACTCAACATCGAGATCACGACGCACGAGTGCGCACCAGGTGGAAAGTGTAAGGATCACCTGAGAGTGTCCGAGGTCATCGCGCAGCTCGCGGATCGAGCACATCGCTTGCCAGTCACTACGATCGAGACGCCAGATCAGTACCGGCTTGAGACTTGCTTGCATTCCCTGGCGCACTGCTTGCGCCCACCAGTCTTTGATCCTGGGACTCTTAGCTCGCTTGCACTCGATCGCCCAGCCAGGAACACCCGTGAGATCAGCATGCCCTGCTTCGGCGCTCTGCGCCATCCAGTTGCGCCTCACATCGAGTCTGAGCTCTTCCTTGAGAATGTTAGCCAGCTCGAGCTCGCCAGCCTTACCCTTAGTGCGACTGTTTGTCATTCTTGAATAGCCTCTTGTAGATTGCCTGATTAGGCGGATAACTCTCGGGATCAGGTTTTGACGTAACACCTGAATCGACCCAAACCTGGAAAGGCCAACATGCCAATTTATCTGTCATACAATGACCACGAAAATGACATTCTTGGTCACATGGCGCTGAGAGCTCCTGTACTGTCCCGTAAAGCGATTCCTCTCCAGTGTAGCACCTACCACAGCTATCCTTCTTACCGGCCCTTAGAAGGCGTCCTGGGACGACACAGAGCTTTCCACACTCGCACTGACAATGCCATAACGCTCCCTGATGTGATCTGCCGGCCAGCTGCCACACCGTGAGCTTGCCGTAGACGTTGCCCTCTTCCCAAATCAGTCCGCGTGGCATGATGGTTGTGCGTGGTTTCGTGCATGGTTTGTCTCGTGGGGGCTGAATGGTGGCAGTGCATGGTCTCTCTCTCTAAGAGAGACCATACTGCCAACACCCCCACGGCTCTCTATACCGACGTTCTTATTCATGGTCTCTGCATGGTCTCTGCATGGTCTCAGCGACCCCTGAGCCCGTTACTCCTGATCTCCTTACACCACTCCTGGACGAGCTCTCCACGCATCACCCATTCCCTTACGTACTTAACCGCAACGGGTCTGGGACACTTGAACTGATGCATCACCCAGGCACCTATCCATCGATCTGACTGCGGCGCCTTCGAGAACGGTTGCCCCCTATCCCATCGCACGGTCGCTTCCAGTGCTGTCTCATGCATCGCACTAGACGGTAACGTGTTCGCCTCCTGGAACTGCTCCGCCAGCTGCTCGCTACAGTCGATGAGGAGACCGCTGACGCGGTCTCTCACGTACGTAGCGACGGCACTCATACCGAAGTCGTTACTCTTAACCACTGCGCCCTGGACCAGGTCCAGCGGTCCGAGCGGCGTACCCAGCAGCTGCTCAGTCATCAGGCGATCGTCATGCGTTGCCGGCCAGAGCGCGTAACTGAGCCGTGAGCCGTCTACCAGGGCCGAGCTGCCACGGATCGCCGCCCTGGCGGACGTGATGCTGTCGATGTTCTCCTGCTTGCGCATATGGTGCGACGTCAGGTGAGCTGACTTGGTCTCAGCACACAGCTGTGAGATGGATGACCAGTAACACTGACCCGCAGCGGGGTCATTCGCGTCAACCGCTGCCACGGCTTGCCAGGGGTCCATTAAGCTGCACAGAATCCCCATCTTGATGACGTTGTTGCAGAAGTCGTCCCAGGCTGCGGTCATCACGTACTGGCCGCCGACGCACTCGAGCAATGGCCTCGTGCCGCCGGCGTCCGGTAACGGCACAATGAAGAGATTGCCCTTTAGCTTCTTGTGCTGATCCGGCGACATGATGCTGTTAAGACGACGGTGTATCGCGTTCTTACTGTCTTCAGCGGTCACCATCAAGACCTTGCCCTGCTGCATCACCTTGCCGCCCATCGCCCACTGACCGAAGGCACCGGGGCCGGCCGCGATACGGACCGCTGCGTCGAGCATGAGAAAGCTTTTCCCGACTCCGCCCATACTGGCGATCAGTCCTGGCGTCACGGGCAGCACGTCCTTGATGATCCACTCGATCTCTGGCGCCCAGCCCTCATAACGCTCGATACCCCACTTCGAGTAGTCGTGTATCAGCTCAGCCGGTAACACTTCCCGCTTGAGCAACGAGGCGTAGTAGTCGTCGAGTTCGTTAAGCTGACGCTCGTATTCAGGCATCAATCAATCTCCTTAAGTCCTCACAAGCGCCCTCGAAGATGACCTTCTCGTCATCGGTCAGCGCCAGCTCTCCTTCGTTGCGCAGCTTCGCCGCGACAACGCTTACCAGGATCGCGGCATGCCGGCCGCGTTCAATCAGTAATCTGTAGTTCTCGACCTTGCGGTCACCGCGACGCACGGTGTTGATGTAGTCATCCTTCGGGAAGAGATCACTCATCGTCAGACCCACAGCTTCGACGATGTCGGCTGCTCCGCAGCCGGCGAAGCAGTGGATCAGCAGCTGCCCGTGGTCTGTCTCAGTGATCGATAGCGACGGACCGCGATCGTCATGGGCTGGGCATCGTGCTTTGAATTTCCCCCTGCCCCCGGTCACCATCTCCAGTTTTGGTAACAGCTTCTGTAGCGGCAGGTTCATGGCATAAAAAAATGCCCCCCGAGGGGGGCTTAATGTTGGAGGAGGAGATATGCCCGAGTATTAACGCCCTCGGGAGGCGTGATGTTCTTCTCGGGCCAGTGCATCGTCTTGAACGCACACTCATCGCTGCGGTGTCCCAACCTGGGGCATTCAGCCATCTGTTGAGTCATGGGTGGCCTCGAAGGGGTAGAGGTCGGGTCGGAGGTCATGCCGCGAGACCCCAGTCGCTCGCTCAATCGGGAGCACCAACTCCGCAGGTATCCGTTTGTCACGGTGCAGCCAGTTGTTGAGCCGTTGCTGACTGACGCCGATATTTTTTGCGAGTGCCGTCTGCGAGCCGGAAATCGCGATTGCGCGTTTTAGATGTTTCATACACTAACTTTAAGTTCTAGTTTATTTGGTGTCAATCACAGTGTAACCAAAAAACACATATGTGGATGTAAAATATGAGGTATGGGACTAGGGCAACGAATACGCACAGCACGAACAGCGGCCTCCCTGACTCAGGGGGAGCTGGCTGACTGTGCAGGAATTACAACCGCAGCAATATCGAACCTTGAAACCCGAGACCTTGGGCGCAGTACCCATGTCCTGGAAATGGCCGGTTGCCTCGGAGTCGATCCTAACTGGCTCGCGACCGGCACTGGCAATATGAATATCCGTAAGCCGAATCAGGTGATCGAGGTGCCGCTGATCTCATGGGTCCAGGCCGGTGAATGGGCCGCTGCTGAAGACCCTTACGAGTTAGGGGACGCAGAAACATGGGTTCCCTGCCCTAATGGCTGCTCAAAACTGAGTTACGCACTGACGGTGTCTGGTGAGTCGATGGAACCCGACTTCCGTGATGGCGACATCATTATCGTTGATCCCAAAGTAGACGCCAGGCACGGTGATAACGTCATTGTGCGGGTTCACAATAACAACGAATGCACCTTTAAGCGGTTGGTTGTTGAGGGTAGTCGCGTTTACTTAAAAGCCGTCAATCCCCGCTGGCCTACTCAGATTATTGAAGTCCAGGGAGATGCCACCGTGTCCGGTGTCGTGGTCTCCCGCATCTCCAACTTCCGATAAACCTACCCCAGGCTCACGTTGTGAGTCTGTCGCGGCGTTACAGTTCTCTTGACTTGAGATTACACCGTGTTGTATTCTCATTCCACTACTGTGTATACGGACTAGGAGAACACTATGGCATTCGAATTCATCAACGTCGCCGACGCGGTCAAGAAGACCGGTCTCAAGGTCATCCTCTACGGGCCAGCCGGCTCGGGAAAGACACGGACGTGTGCGACCACCGGCGAACCGACCCTAATCATCTCAGCTGAAGGTGGGCTGCTGTCCATCAAGGACGCACCCAAAAACATCACCGTCGCAGAGATTCATTCTCGGGCTGAGTTTGAGGAAGTCCTCAAGTACCTCGAGACAGAGGGTCCGCCGCCCTGGGTATGCATCGACAGTATCAGCGAGATCGCCGAGATCGTGCTCGCCGAAGAGATGGAGAAAACCAAGATGAAGATGCAAGCCTACGGAGAGCTCGGCATCGTCGTCACTGCCCTCGTCAAATCATTCCGCGATCTGCCCTGCCACGTCGTGATGACTTGCAAGCAAGCCAGGTCCAAGGACGACTCGCGAGGACAGATGCTTTACGAACCCGGCATGCCGGGGCAGAAGCTCTCGGCCGCACTCCCGCATTACTTCGACATCGTCTCAGCGATGCGGGTATTCAAACACGACGACGAACTGCAGCACTGGATGCAGTGCAACCGGGACGAACAGTACGAAGCAAAGGATCGATCCGGTCGCCTGGACCTTTTCGAAACACCCAACCTTGCCTCGATCAAATCCAAGATCGAAGGCACAACCAAAAAAGCCAAAGCGGCATAGGAGCACTTATGGAACTTAACCTAAAAGTCGATGACTTCAACACCACTGATTCCTTCGACCCACTGCCAGAAGGATGGTACGGGGCAACGGTCGAAACCGAATCAGATGAGGTATCCCAGGCGGGAAACCAACAGCTGAAGCTGGCCTTTTCGATCGACGATAACGGTCGCCGCGTCAATGCCTGGTACAACACCGGACACCCCAAGGACAACGTCAAGGAGATCGCCTACAAGGAGCTGGCGCGTCTCGCAGAAGCCTGTGGTCTCGTGTCTGTCGGCCCGTCATCTGAGCTGATTGGCCGCAAATGCGAGATCAGGCTTGAGATCGACGGTAGCTATAACCGTGTCAAAGGCTACCGCGCCCTGCCCCGCTCAGCTCCGCCGGCAAGCAACGGTGCTAATGGTGCCAAGAGAAAGAACCCGTGGGACTGATCGACGAGCTCATCTGGTTGCTGATTCTTTTCATTGGCTGGGGCGTAGCACTCTGCGTCCCGGCCGCAATCATCGAATGGTGGACACATGACACGGAAGGAACCGAAACGTGAGCTCGGGCGCGAGGCGGACCAGGTCTTCAAGGACATCCGAGCCGAGCTCGCGAGTTTGCTCGATAACGCGATTGAGAGCAGCGAGATGGTGCCGAGCCCTGACCTCTGGTCCGACTACGCGATGTGCTTTCACTTGTCGCTCCAGACGCTGAACGACCTAGCGAACGAGCTGAATGGTCTCTCTATCAAGGCTTTTGCAATCGAAGACGATGAAGTTAAAGCAACGATTCCGAGATAACAGGAGAAAAGTGATGAACAAGATTTTGACTTGGGAATTTATTTTGATTTTCTGGATCGTGCTGGCCGCGTCTTTCCTGATGACCGGCTGCGCGAGCCACATTTCCGCAACGGTCGGTGATCACACCGTCCGCAGCGGATTCCATCTCACACACGAGGCAAAGACAGATGACTGAACTAGGCAAAAAATTCTGGACCTGGACCTACATGACGGGCGCGGTCGCCATCATTCTGGCGCAGGTGTTTCTGGTTGGCTGCGTTGAGGTTGGCAGCACCAGCGGTGGTGCAACCAGCGACGCTGACGCGACCGGCGGCTCGAGTACGCAAACGCAAGAGCAGACGCCGGCTGAGTAAGCGTTGGTCCCGTCGCCTGAAACCCATTCGGAAAGGTCTGGTCACCTTGGTGGGCGGCGGGATCAGCGTGAGCTTTGGTGGGACTTTCATCACGATAACCCTGGCGTCTACGCCCTCTTCAAACGCTACGCCCTCGAGATGATCAGCAAGGGTGTGCTGAAGAGCTCACCCTGGCTGATCGTGAATCGCATCAGGTGGGAAGTTGCCCTCAAAACAGTGGGCAGCGAATACAAGATACCTAACGAACACATCGCCTATTACTCCAGGCTATTCATGTTCGAGCACCCTGAGTACGGAAAATTCTTCAATACCAAAACCATCAAGGGCGAGGACGACACCTGGTGGAAAAGGAGCAAGCATGGAATTAAACATTCCGCCGCCCGATCTAACGCTTAAGGCACTCGACCAGGCGATCGTCGCGGCTAATCCGCCGAGCGTCAGAACCTACCTGCAATGTAACAACCTCGGCCAGGACTGCGAACGGCAAACCTGGTACAGCTGGCGCTGGGTACTGCCGGCGATCTTTGATGCGGCGACCCTTCGCCGCTTTGAGGATGGTCACCTCTCTGAGGATCAGATGGCGAAGAGGATTCGGATGGTGCCTGGGGTTAAGCTGCAAACCGCATACGACGACGGCTCACAGTTCGAAGTCGAGGACTTCGCCGGACACGTACAGGGACACCTGGACGGGGTTATTGAGGGAGTCGCAGCAGCGCCCAAGACCATGCACGTCTGGGAGCACAAGTGCGTCCAGGACAAGAGCTTCAGGAAGCTCGACAAGCTCAAGCGGGAGCGCGGGGAGAAGGAGAGTCTCGAGCTCTGGAATGGCACCTACTACGGTCAGGCGCAGCTCTATATGGGTCTCACGGGCCTTAAACGCCACTATCTGACCGTTACGACCCCTGGGGGTAGGGACATCACCAGCTGCCGCACTGACTTCGATTCTGGGGCATTTGAGGCGCTGATAGCCAAGGCTCGCCGCGTATTCGAGGCAACCGAGCCGCTGCCACGCATATCAAAGAAGCCCGATTACTACCTCTGCCGCTGGTGCAACTTCTCTGAGACCTGCCACGGGGAGAAGGTTGCCCAGGTCAATTGCCGCACCTGCGCTCACTCAACGCCCGTAGAGGACCAGAATGCCGGCGCCCCTGGTAAGCCCCCTAGACGCGGCGCCTGGAAGTGTGAGCTCCATTCCAAGCTGATCACCGTCAAACGCCAGAAGGAAGGCTGCGGGGATCACATATTCATCCCGGCCCTGATCCCCTTCGCCGAGGTCGTGAAGTTCGACCCTGAAGAGAACCGTGCCGTGTACGTCACCAGGAACACCCACAAGGCATTCGCTAACGCCAGCCGTAACGACTGGTCAGCTGATCCGCCCGTGTTCCGCAGCAAGGACTTGGCGCTGCTGGACGAGCGTCTGCTGACGTCAGAGAGCGAGATGCTGGCCGCGTTCGGGAAGTTTGAGACAGCGACGCTGAAATCCGTAGACCCAGCCGACCCATTCGACGACCCAATACCACCCATATGATTGAAATTCGATATTTGAGGATTGCCGATGTGGAACACATCACCGGCATAGGGAAATCGGCGATTTATCGCCTGATTAAGGAAGGGACATTCCCTGAACCCGTCCGACTCCTACCGAAAACATCTCGGTGGAAGTCGGACGACATCCAGGAGTGGATTAAGCAGACCTCGAAACGAGCTTCAATGCTGGGCTCGGGACAACTGCGTCCGCGTAGTACTGAAGCATCCTCCGACGCGCCTTGAGGTAATCCGCCTCGTTGTAGCTCTTTCGGACCTTGTTGGGATCGACGTGGGCAAGCTGGAACTCCACCCAGAGCGAGTCGAACATCGCTCGCTCTTCGCCCTCTTCGCCAATCTCCTGGGAGTGTAAGAAGCTCGACGCCATCCGGCGAAACCCGTGCGGGTTCGCTTCGTAACCCATCGCGTAGATCGCCTTCTGCAGTGTCGATTCACCCTGGCACCCAGAGTCGTCCAGGGCGCCGCCCTTTTTGATCAGCCTGGGAAACAGGTGCTTGCACTCACCCGAGATTTGACGGAGCTCGTTGAGCAGCTGGATTACCTGACGTGACAACGGCACCAGGTGCGGTGTGTCCATCTTCATCCGACGCGCTGGGATCACCCAGAGCTTCTTGTCGAAGTCGAACTCACTCCACTTGGCCTCACGCAGCTCCACCGGACGCACCATCGTCAGGATTAAGAGCTTCAGGCCCAGCTTGGTCAGAGCGTTATGACCGGACTGACCTGACGAGCTTGCGAGACTGTTACCGCTATTGCCCCGGTAGCTGTCGATCTCAGCCCAGAACCCAGGCAGCGCAGACCAGGTCGCGAGAAAGCCCTCGTCATCGGGGGCAAGCATGCGACGGTGCGAGACCTTAAGCGTACCCTTCTTTTTCTGCAGCTGGGTATTCTTAAGATCAAACGACGCTGGGTTCTTCACGAGCACCGGCTGATCATTCACGTCGGTATCGTCCATCGCCAACGCGAAGATGCCGACCAGGTGCTCTTTGCACTTGTCGCGAGTCTCGAGCTTGGCCGACTTCTTGTCCTTGCCGTGAAACTTTTTCAGCAGCTCCTTAATCATCGGAGTCGAAATCTGATCCACGGGCAACGAACGAAAAGCCGGATACAGATGGTTCTCGAGGCGACCGCGTACTGCCCTCTTGTACTTCTCGCTGGTCCACTCGGTTGAGCGCAGCGCGTACCAGTCTTCGGCATACGACTCGAAAGTACGCACACCGCTGACGTTTGCAGCCGCTTTGAACGAAAGCTCTTTGGCTTTCGGGTTCCTGCCTTTCGAAAGCGGATTCAGAACACGCTCGGTGTACTGACCACGCGCCCACTCCAGGCCGCGTTCTTCACCGTAAACGCCGAGGCGCATCGTGTCGCGCTTGCCGTTGTAGTGGTAACGCCCTTGCCAATACTTGCGACCGTCCTTCACAAGAAGCATCAGCCCTTTCCACTGACCACCGTCACTGACGGATCGAGTCGCTTTGGCGACGTCCTTCTCTTCTAATATGTTGACTGTCATCTTAACTCTCCTTTATCGAGTTTGATTTCCAGAAGCTCCAGTAAGCCTTTCGGCATCACGCGATGCCTGGAAGTGTTCGGGGAACACCTCCAGGCTCGCACCGTATCGATCGACACATGCGTCAGCTCCGCAACCTCCGAGCTGGTGAGTCGATGTTTGCTCATCAGTGCAATGAGCTGCTGGTTAGAAGTTGTCATCGAGCTTTCGAATCGCTAACTGGTATCGAGCTTCGTCGATAAGGTAAGCAACAATGACTATAGCACCCAGGCCGAAGCCCAGGAGCAGTGCTTGCAAAATGATATTCATGTCAAATCTCCAAACGAAAAACGTGATCCCTAAGCTCGTTAAGGGCTTCCGACACGTCACGAAATTCCTTCGCAAGAGGATGTGGCTCATGCTCATACTCAGGGCTCACAGCTGCGCTCTCTAACGCCTTTGCCAATAAGTAGAGTACGTCCGACGCTCTCTCGATATTGTCTTCAGCCGGTTGATCAACGGACAGCGCCAAAACTTCGATCGCAAAATCGCTGAATTCATAATCGCCTATCGCATTCATGTTAGTTCTCCTTGAAGTCTCATCAGTGCGCCTACATGACGCAGACACGGGACGTTGCCGCCCCGTGTTTCGACTAGTGTGTTTCGTTGAGCCACTTGGCGAATCCCTTTTCCATCGCCATACCCAGAGCGTTGTAATCCATGTTTAGACCCGAGGGGAGATCAACAATGGGTATGCCAACTTTGTAGATTGATCCGTTTACATTGACCGAGTAGCGGATGTTGCCTCCGCCGGGTGTAATGCGCCGCGCTTTAACGGAAACCTTCTCACCTTTTACGCTGAAGGTCGTTTGTCTGCTGTGTTTCATCTTTTCTCTCCTGTGAGCCGCCCCCGAAGGGGCGGCGTTGTTTGTGTTAGGCCGCGACATCGTCCCGCACAATCGCGGGATCGATAAAGACCTGGGTCTGCCTCGGGTACCAGCCATTGCTTTGCTGGCGACCTTCGGTCGTGTGAACAGCGTGAACTAAAGTTCCGCGTTCGTCGGTCACACCTGAAGTAAGAATTCTCCAGGTGCCTCCATCGAGGTCAAAAAACTTATCTTCGAGGTTGTGTGCCATGTGGCCTCCTGTGCTGTGCCGCCCCCGAAGGGGCGGCGTTAGTTTGTTTAAGCAATCTCGATTTCCGAGAAGCCGACCAGGTCGCAAATGAAGTACTTGCCATCCTGTTCGACCAGGTCGCCGATGCTCAGTGAGCTGACGTTCTCCGCAATCTTGTGGATTCGGTCTTCGTCCTCTTCGTCACCGAATACCCCGTAGCGGTTGTGTACCAGGTACGCATCCTCGGGATCGTCGGCGTCGATGTCGGCGACGTGATCGTAATGAGCGAAGAACTCCGGTTCCCAGCTTTTTGAGCCGTAGGTCATCAGGTCGCGATGCACCCGCAGCGCCGGGAACTTATCCTCGGCTTCTGATCCGGCTCGGTTGATCGCTCGGAAGTTTTTGAAGATCACTTGGTTCTGAAAAAGTTTCATCTCGTTCTCCTGTGTTGCTGTGTTGACACTGACAAACCGTTTTGGCTTGTCGCTATCAACTTCAGCTGTCTGTTGCCTTTCGGCGTTTTGTGAGAGCTGGCTTCCCACTCGGTGTCAGGGTTTCTTGTCCATCGATCCCCCCCGCAGACTTAAGAATATCAAAACAGTGTACTTTGTACAAGGCTATAGGCAAAAAAAAGTACACCAAATGTATACCAAATCACTGGGAAGAGCTGGGACTAACTGGGACTAACTGGGACGGAAACACTATATATACAGTGTTTTAGTGATTCTGAAACGAGGGAAAAAAGTGCGTCGGGTTCCTCTCCTCGGTACCAATAGGCATATTTTCTTCTTTAAAATCAGTCACTTACCTTCTCCAGTTCTAAAAGTATACCAAAATGTATACCAAATCAGAGCTGAGACCAGGCTTCACGATACTGTTCCAAACGGGTTTCGACACCCCTTCGCACCTTCGCTGTGGTCCGTCCCTCGAGCTCCGCTATAGGTACTATATATAGTACATCGACATCGAGACAGACCAGCGCGAAAAAGTCGAAGTCCTCTCCGTCGTAGGTGTGCCCCACTGAACCATGCATTAAGGAGAAACCGTAGCGCCCTGAGTGACCGTCTGGCTTGCTTGATGTCTTGATCTGTATTCGGTGGATTTTGGTGCTCGTGTCAATCAGACAATCGTAACGCGAATTGTCGCCTATCGGTACCGAGACGTTGAAGCCGCGCCGCAGAGCGCGGGAGTAGAAGAGCTGCTCGCCGGCAGCGCCTATTGTTTTGGCGGGGAGGATGAGCGCATTCCCTGGAGCTTGTCGTAAAGCCCGTCCGGCATGTCTGAGAACCAGCCCTGCTGTGAACCCCTGCGACATAATATGTCGATCACCTGCGCCTTATTCCTCGCCTCGAGCAGCTCAGAATGAAAATTGGCGCCAGGAGTTATCGGGTTCGCAGGTAGCTTCATATCTATCTCGCAACAAAGTCCAGGGGTTTCAAAGATTGTTTTTGGGTGGTTCTCGGTGTTCATCTAACACCTCACGTTTGCGCGGCTTGTCCGGCACTTCGGCCAACTCATTAATCTGCACAACCATGCCGCGAGGGATGTGCCACAATGATCCCCAATACGGGGATTTACCAGGAACAAAGGTCATCGCCAGGACGACCCACTCCCGAGACTTCTCAACCAGTAACCCGTAGGTACTAACCAGGCAGTCTTCTTTTTTTGTTTTCTCGAATTCTTTCCACTCGCCCTCAATGAAAGCATCTATCCAGATAACCTCAACGAGCTTTTTCACGTCGGTTCAGCTTGAACGGGCTGGGCATCAGCCAACCGAGCACGATGAACGCAAGAGCGCATAGCCCTATCCACTTCGCGGATGACGCAAACAGCACTGCCAGTGCTCCCCAACCGCTTGTCGCCTGTTCCGGCGCACTCGGCATCGAAGCGTCAGGGATCACTGCAGCAGTAAGTCCGCCGGCCGCGCTTGCGGCCGCTACTGCTGGCAGTGGTCCAGCGACCAGGCTGGCCGCTCCACCAGTCACCAGCGCAGTTCCGGTCACCCAGCCAGCTTCTTTTAGCGACGCGCAGCCTGGGAGAGCAACCACGACCAGGAGGAGGGTCATGGTAAGGAGAACCAGGCTGCGACGTCTTGTCTTAATCAGGTGCTCGACGTACTGATCGAGCCCTTTGAAGGGATCAATCACATTCAAGTTCTTTCGCGATCCGCTTGTTAGCGAGCGTCAGAAATTCTGGCATCCAGAAAGGTAGGATAGCGTGTGTCAGTCCGATCAACCCGCTACAAATGAAAAGGCCAGCAATGAAGCTGGCCCGTATGAGGTGTTGCCAGTATTTGCCCCTGGCATGGGCATAATCAAATACTTTCATTTAGACATTAACCTTTCTTCCATTTTGTCTATGCGCTGAAGCACGCGGTCTATCGCCCCTTGCAGCTCCTGGCGCGACACGGCATCAGTCGCGAGCTCGGTCAGGCGACCGTGGATAATCTTGTCCTCTTGCTGCAGTCGATCGAGCAAAAAAAATATGCGTTTCAGCACCCCGCCCCCCAGGATCACCACGACCCCAAACAGCATATCGATCAAAGTTCCTTCCATCACATTTCTTTTCCTTTTTCGTAAGCCTCAACAAGCGTGACCATGACATCCAGTTTTTCGCCTTCCGGGGAGTCTGGCCCAGCCATCATAAGGCTTTCAATTTCTTTTAATGCCGCGCGGTAGTCGGCATCAGTTTTAATCGGCGTCACATTTCCGTTCCTTCTTGTGGCTCGGGCCAATCAGGGGCGGGGTTAGTGGAATAACTGAGGCCGTCTGACTTGCCTGACCAGACCAAACAGGCTTGCTCGCGGTCTTTGCGCGTCTTTGCGATCACGAGACTTGACGTGGTCAAATCTTCATTGACGTAGAGAACAAAGGTCG